TTACTGCTTACACTGTAAGAACGCCGCAAACTCCGCTCCCCAGAAGCTCATCCGTATTTCACACAGCGAACCGTGCAACATCCAGATGATGAGGATTGCCGTCACGCAGAACGTGATGGCCGTAAGCGATTTTTGCGACATAGCACTTGCTCCTTTTCCGGAGAGGCGCTAACCTTTCACTTGTCAAGGTAATGCGGTTAGGGCCTCGGTTAAACAGAGATGTTTTCCGGGGCCTTTCCACATCTGGCCTTCGGGTATTCCCTCCGACCATCAGCCGAAAGGCACCCGCGCGTAATCTATCGCTTTTTTGTTACTCCGGCAATTCTGCCTGTTAATTCTGAGGTAAAGGCAAGCTCATCTGATTGTTTCCCCTGTGTGAAGCTGGCAGCTCATGCCACGGGATACCTTCTGAAGAGTGGATGCCGGAGGCGTGTTTCGATGTGAATTTATGGAAAGCTTCCAGTGTTGAGAAGCATACGCCGCATTCCAGGTTGTTACACTGGTAATACTTTTGCCGCACGGTGTTTGAATCATTTTCCGGACGACTGGTGCGGATACGGGCAGATGCGCCACAAAGCGGACAACGGAACATAGCGACCTCCCTTAACGTAGTGCTGTCGCTAGTTTAGGCTGAACTTGCTCAGACTCCAACTGATAGTTCGTTTTGTTTACTGATGCCGTAGAAAGGTCTCTTAGCAAGAATAACCCCAGTTTAACACTGGGGTTGCTTGCAACAGAGCGTCAATTTTTAAGAGCACTGATACAGAAAAATTGCATGACATTTTTCTTTATTGATTTAAATAAGCTAAACATTGTGACAGGTTCAAAGCTAGTTAACTCGATGAATTCCTCTCTCATTTGAGAAAGTAACAGCTGACGTACTGATTCAATTTCTGCTGTTTGTTTTCTCAAATATCTTGAGAAAACAAGTAGTTCATCAGCTGTTTTGTTTTGGCCATTTATAAACGTAACAGGTTGCCCTGGCTTAGATATGAGAAAAAATTGGTTAATTTTATCAAGTAATGGTGGAATTATTTTTTTCCATTCAGCCCATTCTTTTTCACGATGAAACTCCAGACTGTGCTGACATGTTCTTAGTTGCTGTCTATCAATCGCCCAGACCTCACTCTCATCGAGGCAATCTTTCCATTTGCTAATTACATTAATGTCAAATTTTTTGTTCGGTAGATAATTATCTTTGGCGTGCGCTTCCAGTATAGAGGCAAGAGTACCTGTATATTGCATCAAATTGGTAGATGCTCGGTTTACTAGCTCTGATATTCGATCTAGTTGAGTTGTTCTAATCTCAAGTGCTTTCTTTTTACGTTCATTTCGTAAAGCAAAATATGCAGCAAGGCAGACTGCAGCAACTGTGGCTGCTGGTGCGATAAAAATTTGCATATTCATAACATGGATCCTTTGACATGGCATTTATGGGGGCTATTTCAGCAGTAATCATTTGTGTGTAAATTTGTTTGCTACAAATTAACATATTCTAATGTAAGGCTCTTCTGATTTTGACACCGGGTAGGCTGTCAGATTGGTTATGATTCTTGCTGTAAGCGCGTTAGCAAATGTCAGGGCTAATGCATCTAAGTTGTTTACTCTGTTTCTGCTATCCATTCCGGGATTTTGGCTTCAAGCTCAAGCTGCGTGGTAAAGCCACTGTTATCAATGGTGTGCTCGGCTTTTGCAATAATCCAGTCCTGATTATCAATTTCGCTTTTAAATCCTGTTACCGTGCCATGCATTTCGGGGTAGAGTTCTGCGCGTCCACGTGCCAGTGTGATGGAGAACGCTGCGGCTCCGCGTTGTAGCTGCTGCCACTTTGCCGCCGCTGCGCGTCTTGCTGCCTGCTCGTTCTGATAAGTCTTGCGTAACACAAACACATTGCCTTCTGCGCCTTCCATATAATCACCTTCACGGCTGCTGCTTTTCTCCTTTTTGGGTTTTGGCGGTTTGCGGCGTTTCACGCTGACTTTTTTCTTTTTCCCGTAATTAAGATCAAGCCAGTAAGCGCGTACCCCCGTATACGCTTCGCGGTCAGCAATGCGGAACTGATGGCGATCGCCACTGCTGCGCGTGATGGCGAACGAGGGCAACGGCTGGCCCTGTGCGTTCACGCCACCGCCTGGCATGATGAATAACAGATTACCGCTTTTTACCGTGGTGATTGCGCCCAGCATTTCCGCCATGCGCGTAAGGAAGGACATGTCGCTTTCTTCGGTCTGGTCGGCGTGGTCGATTTCGATATCCATCAGCATTTCGCTGATTTGTGGTTTCAGACCATACCGATGAGCGATGGCGGATACCACACGCTCGAGGGTCACATCATGCCAGGACACCTCACGTTTAACGTTAAATTCATCCCGAAAATCTGCGCTTCTGGCTGAAACAGTCAGCCTGTCCGGCGGTCCTTCGTGAGCGATTTCATCAACAATGTAAGTGCCTTTTTCTGTCAGCGGTTCTCCTTTCCAGCCAATGAGAACCGTCAGGCGCGCGCCCCGTGGCGGTAGCTGCAACTGACCATCCGCATCATCCAGCGTGATGGTGAGCTGGTCCGCCTCAAATCCCCGGTTGTCGGTCAGTGACAGGCTCATCAGGCGCTCTGCCACGCCTGACAGCGTTTTACCCTCCGCAAGAATATCAAAATCCGGCATTTTCACGGGGTCTGTGCCCTGACTGAGCAATTGCATGGTGGTATCGGTCATCTTTCCCTCCCTGTGCGCCATGGTCGCATGTGCGTGCGGAGGGGGTTACTGCTTTTTGTTGTCGCCGTGGTGGGAGAACGGCGCAGGGGTGAGATTACGCGCGTGGTGGGTGATGATTGTTGCCGAATCATTTAACGGATACAAGGGGCTGAAGCTATGAGTGAAACTCGTTTTCATGGTGCCCGTGTCACGGAAAGTACCGACCTGGTAACAGCGATTAATGATGTTGATTCCAGCGTTATCGGTATCGTGGCAACGGCGGATGATGCGGACGCGAAGCTGTTCCCGCTGAACAAGCCCACACTGCTGACCCGCGTCAATGACGTGCTGGGAAAATGCGGAACAACGGGGACGCTTTATCGTGCGCTTAAGGCCATCGCAGACCAGGTGAGCACAAAGGTGATCGTCGTTCGCGTGGCTGAACACAAAGAAGAAGACGGAAAGACGCAGGATCAACTGGTTATCGGTGGTTCTGAGGATGACGGCAGCTATACGGGGATGTATGCGCTGCTTGTTGCAGAGCAGGATGAAAGCATCGGATACCGTCCGCGTATTCTGGCCGCGCCGGAGCTGGACACGGAGGCGGTAACAAAATCCCTGTGCGTGATTGCGGGTAAACTGCGCGCGTTTGTGTATGCCACATGTCATGGTTGTAACACGATGGCTGAGGCGATTGCCTACCGCCAGAAATTCAACGAACGTGAGGTGATGCTCTTATGGCCTGACTTCATCGCCTACAACCCGAAAAGTGGCAAAAACGAAACGTTCCCCGCGCCTGCCTATGCGTGCGGCCTTCGTGCGTACATTGACCATGAGCAGGGCTGGCACAAATCATTGTCCAACGTTCCGGTTAAAAATGTGCTGGGGATGTCGAGGCATGTGTTCTGGTCGTTGCAGGCCGAAGACAGCGATGCCAACAGCCTCAACAACAAAGAAATCACGACCATTATTCGTCGCAACGGGTTCCGCTTCTGGGGCAACCGCACACCGGAAACGAACGCCTACATCTTTGAGGTGTATACCCGAACCGCACAGGTGCTGGCTGATTCAATTGCGGAAGCGCAGTTTGAAACCATCGACAGTCCACTGACGCCTGCGAACGTGAAGGATGTTATCAGTGCCATCAGGGCAAAACTGGATTCACTGGTTACTGCCGGGAAACTGATTGGCGCGGAGTGCTGGTATGACGTGGTGGATAACAGCACCACGGATTTACGTCAGGGGCGTGTGCGTATTCGCTACAAATATACGCCCGTTCCGCCACTGGAAGACATGGAGCTTTACCAGACGTTTACTGATGAATTCTTTGGTCCCGCATTTGCGGTGCTGGGAGGTGCCTGATGGCTGTACCAAAACATCTTCGCTTTTTTACGCTGTTTGTGGATGGTGAAAACGAAGTGGGTAAGGTGACGTCCGTCACTCTGCCTAAGCTGACGCGCAAAACCGACAGCTACCGGGGTGGTGGCATGATGGGTGCGGTAAGTATTGATCTCGGTCTGGACGACTCCGCGCTTGATGCGAGCTTTGTCATGGGGGGCGCAGTTCGTGAGCTGTTCCTTAAGTATGGCGGCACGATTGACGGCACGCTGCTGCGTTTTGCGGGTGAATACTACACCGATGCAGAAAGCGACCTGTATGAAGTCGAAATGCGCGGACGTGTGACGGAAATTGATATGGGGGAAGCCAAACAGGGCGAAGCCACATCACACACTTACGCTGTCAAAAACACCTACTACAAGCTGAGCGTTAACGATCGTCCGTTGTGGGAGATTGACCTGCTGAACTTCATCTACCGGAAGGACGGCAAGGACATTGTGCCTGACCGTATCCGTTCCGCGCTTTGGCTTGGCTGATAAGTAATATGCAGGCGGCGCAGTGCGTCGCCTCTGACTGAAAGGAGTTTCCTGATGAAAGAGACGAAAAACATCGATACCGAAAACACGGTAGTTACTGACACTGTGAAAGAAACCAGTGAGCGTGGCGTAAAACTTACCCAACCAATTGAGCGAGGTGGCGAAAAAATCACGTATGTGGAGATCACCGGGGCTATTGAGCAGGCTGGATCTCTGCGAGATTTGTCGCTGTCTGATGTGCTGAATCTGAAAGCGGAATCCATGTTTACGCTGCTGTCACGCGTGACATCACCGCGACTGGATGAAGTGACGATCAAAAAAATGGCATCCCGTGACTTTATTCAGTTATGTGTGGTTGCCGTAAATTTTTTGAGCGGTGCGGACTCTGGCGGGAAGAACGAACAGGCGACGGAAGCCTGATCACGGTTGTGTGCTTTGAGCACATAGAAGACTTTGTGGCAGATATTGCCGTTATTTTTAACTGGTCGCCCGCCGAAATCTTCATGATGACGCCCGGCGAAGTGGTTAGCTGGCGTGAGCGGGCGGCACTTCGCAGCGGGAATGCAGACAATGAAGACTCTTGATATCCGGGTCGCTTTCAGCGCCGTTGACAGGCTGACCCGGCCTGCCGAAAACGCCCGCCGCCTGATGGGGCAGTTTGGTGACTCCATCCAGCGAACGCAGGGGGCGATCAAAAATCTCGAGCGTCAGGCGCGTTCATTTGAGCGCGCCCGTGACGCTGTCAGTAAAGCGGATGCTGGCATATTGAAAGCACGACGCCAGCTTAACGCCCTTAATCAGTTACAACGCACGGGTACAGTGCTCAGCGAAAAACAACAAAAGCTGATGCAGCAGTTAAGCACCCGGCTTGAACGCCTGAATGAATCGCGCACACGGGAAATTCAGAAAATGCGGGAGCTTGGCGGAGAGCTGAAACGCCACGGCATTTCCCTGACAGGCAGCGATAACACCATCCAGCAGGCCATCAGACGCACCGAACAGTACAACAACCAGCTTGAACGCGAACGGCAGGCGCTTGCGCGTGTAACGCGGGCGCGTGAGCGGTATTCGCGCGTGCAGGAAACCGCGGGAAAACTGAAAACAGGTGGTGCGCTGGCAATTGGTGCGGCAGCGGCGGGCGGCTATGCTGCCGGGCGTTTTTTGCAGCCTGCGATCGGGTTCGGGAAAGAGATGTCCCGCGTTCAGGCGCTGACGCGAATCGACCAGAACAGCCCACAGTTTAAGGCGCTGCGTGAGCAAGCGTTAAAACTTGGCTCTGAAACGCAGTTCACCGCTGGAGATGCCGCCAGTGGACAGGCATTTCTTGCAATGGCTGGCTTCACACCACAGGCCATTCAGGCTGCGCTTCCCGGTGTGCTGAGCATGGCAACGGCTGGCGGTATGGATCTCGGCGAGACGGCGGATATTGGCTCAAACATCCTGACGCAGTTCGGCCTTTCTGCCGACCAGATGGACCGGGTCGGTGACACGCTCACCGCAGCGTTTACCCGTACCAACACTGACCTTCGCGCACTGGGCGAAACCATGAAATATGCAGGTCCGGTGGCGGGCAAGCTGGGAATATCGCTGGAGCAGGCCGCAGCGATGGCGGGCGTGCTGGCGAATATGGGTATCAGGGGAAGTGATGCCGGGACGGCAATGCGTGCCAGCCTGGCTCGTCTGGCATCACCGCCAAAGGCGGCAGCAGAGGCGCTGAAAGAGCTTGGTGTGGCAGTCTCTGACGCGAACGGCAAAATGCGCCCGATGGAGGATGTGCTGGCCGACCTTTATAAAGCCACCCGCAAATACGGGGAAGTTGACCGGGTATCGTTCTTTAAGGACATTGCCGGAGAAGAGGCTTTCACATCGTTTATGGCGCTCGTTGATGCAGCGGGTGACGGTTCCTTACCTAAACTGAGAAAAGAACTTGAAGGCGCGCGCGGTGAGGCTGAACGCACGGCAAAGGTTATGGCCAACAACCTTGACGGCGATCTGAAATCACTCGGCAGTGCATGGGAAGGGTTGCGCATCCGCATTGCAGATCTGATTGACGGTCCGCTGCGTTCTGTCACGCAGTGGCTCACACGGGTGGTATCAAGGGTGACGGCGCTGGCGCAGGCCCATCCGACACTGACGCGCCAGCTACTGATAGCAGGCGGTGCGTTGCTGGCAATGACTGCAACGGTTGGCTCGTTGTCGCTGGCTATTGGTGTGCTTGCTGGCCCGCTGGCAAAACTGCGTCTTGGTTTTTCTCTCCTGACCGGATCAATGAATGCTGTCAGGGTCCTGCCAGCACTATGGGGAATGGTGACGGGTTCCGTTTCTTTGCTGGGAGGTGCTATCGGGGCGCTGTTCAGTCCGGTTGGTCTTATCGTGGCTGCGCTTGCCGGAGCTGCCGTTCTTATCTGGAAATACTGGGATCCCATCAGGGCATTTTTTGCCGGGGTGTTCAGCGGGATTATGGAAAGGCTGATCCCGTTGCGCGAAACCTTTGAACAGTTTGGTCCTGTTTTTGACGCAATCGGAAGCGGGATCAGCCAGGTGTTTAACTGGTTTAAATCGCTGCTGTCACCGATGGAGTCCAGCAAGGAAACGCTGGATAAATGTACCAGTGCTGGCGAGATATTCGGTAACGTTCTTGGTGGCGCGTTACAGCTTGTTCTGACGCCTGCAAAAATGTTGCTGGATACGCTGGCGTGGATACTTGAAAAACTCGGTGTTCTTCCGGATGAAGCGGAAAGGGCGAGAAAGAAAATCGAAGACGCACAGCGTGCGGCCATTCTTCAGGACAAGGTTGCCTTGCTTCAGGGGGACCTTGCGAAAATCAATCCGCCGAAGCCTGTGGAAAATGGCAATGGCACCGGAGGTGATAAACCCAAAGACAACAAACCGCTCACAGACAGCAATACCGGTACGCTACGCAGACTCAGCAAAATTGCTGATAACACAGGTAAGCTGGTTGATGAGACGAAAAAACGCATTGGCCCCGGCGATATTGTCTTTAAGAACCTGCCCCGCGCACTTGCTGTTCGTGGGGAGTGGCAGGAGCGGAAGATTGCGCAGGTCAGTAAGCCTGCTTCCGCAATCAACATCACACCCGTGGTCCCGACTCCTCTGCCTCCGGCGCTGGTCCCTGTTGTTGCGGCCAGCTCCCGCCCGGTGGCGGAGGCCATACGATCGCCAGTGGCATCAGTTCCTGCAGCTTCCCGTAATCGGGAGCCTGCTGTCTCCGGATTTGGCGGTGAAATTCATGTTCATCTGCATAACGTTGTTACGCAGAATCCCCGCGAACTGGCGAAACTGGTCGGTGAAATGGTCAGGGCAGAATTGGAACGACGCGACCGTGCCGGACGTGGCAGTTTTTACGATAAAGATTGAGGAGTCATGGCCATGATGATGATCTACGGCATGTTTGTTTTTGAGCTGCGCACATTGCCGCATCAGCAGTTACAGCAAAATAAAAGCTGGCGGCATGTGAAAAATGAACGCGTTAACCGTTCAGCAAGCTGGCAGTATATCGGGGCAGGCGATGATCGCATCGTGCTTTCTGGTGTGCTTTATCCTGAAATCACAGGTGGCGAAGTGTCGCTGTCGCTGCTGACCACGCAGGCGTATACAGGACGCCCCTGGCCTCTGATTGATGGCGTCGGACAGATTTACGGCATGTATGTACTGACTGAAACGAATACGACCCGCTCCGAGTTTGATCGCTACGGTAAGGCGAAAAAGATAGAATTTTCACTGACTCTTGAACGCTGTGATGAGGATTTGCGGGAGCGCCTGCAATCCTCATCGTTCAGTGATATGCTGTCCGGCTTCAAAGATAAGGTCACATCATCCCTTAACAGCGCTGCCAGCTCCGTTAAAGGGCTGTTTTGATTAACGCAAAACCGCTAATGGTCAGATTAGCGGTTTTCATTTTCCTGAATCTGCCTGGTTGTTTCTTCAGCCTGTATATCGCCTACAGGGTGATAACGATAAATCGTCGATATGCCGATGTCGTAAATGATCGCCAGTTGTTTCCTGTCATGACCGTTTTTAATCAGCCTCGCTATTTGCTCGTGTTGTTCTTTTGTCAACTTCGGGCGACGTCCGCCAATGCGTCCTTGTGCGCGTGCTGCTGCCAGCCCGGCCAGTGTACGCTCTACAATTAATTCACGTTCCATTTCGGCTAAAGCTCCCATGACGTGAAAAAAGAAACGCCCCATGGGTGTTGATGTGTCAATGCTGTCCGTCAGACTACGGAAATTAACACCTTTTTCCCGCAATTCCTCAATAAGCGTGATCAGGTGTTTCATACTTCTGCCCAGTCTGTCCAGCTTCCAGACAACCAGCGTATCTCCTTCTGATAGCGTTCTGAGCAGTTTTTTCAATCCCGGTCTGGCTGATTTCGTTCCGCTGATTTTATCTTCAAAAATCAGTTCACATCCTGCGCACTCCAGCGCGTTACGCTGCAATTCTGTATTCTGGTCATTTGTTGATACGCGGACATAGCCAATAAGCATGATGGATCCCCTGAATAAAAACCGGGGATGATGCCAGTTAGCCGTAATCTCTGCATTTTCTTAAACGTTGGTTTGGGAGAAGCGGCAAGAAGGAATGTGGGGACAGGGGAAAATCAGATACCGGATATGGGAGCATTCGCTTCTGGCTCGGGATGGTTCAGGCTACCAGGTGGATATATTGTTCAGTTTGGCACTTTTTCAGGGAACACGACCCGCATTATCAGTGGACACTTCCCTATACCATTCCCTAATCAACCGATGGTTTCAGTCAGTGTTATGTCTGATGCCGTTCAGTCAGACCCGTCGAATCCTGCCCCGCAGGTTTTGTCTGTAAATTTTGAACATATCAGTAATTCAGCGTGGCGTGTGGCAACCAGTAATATCTCACAGCAATACAGATTCAGTTATATTTCGATAGGACGGTAGAAATGCAGAAATATATTTTCAGTGCCGATAAAAATGCGTTTTTCCCTGTGGAGCTTAAAATCGCTTATCAGGAATCCGGCGAATGGCCCGATGATGGAATCGAAATTGACGACACTGTTGCCGCCGAATTTATGAAGGAAGCACCAGAAGGAAAATACAGAGGTGTCATCGACGGAATGCCAGCATGGATTGATATTCCACCACCAACACATGAAGAACAGATTGCAGCAGCTGAATTGCAAAAGCAGCAGTTGATTAATAAGGCCAACGCATACATAAACAGTAAGCAATGGCCTGGTAAAGCAGCTATTGGTCGTCTGAAAGGTGAGGAACTGGCGCAATATAATTTGTGGCTGGATTATCTGGACGCACTGGAACTGGTCGATACTTCCGGTGCTCCAGATATTGAATGGCCTACGCCTCCGGCAGTTCAGGCCAGATGACATCCGGCGCGGTGCTGGTATCTGTTGCCGTCACCGCGTCAATGTAATCCAGCACGGCGTTTAGTCGGGTGGTTTCTGTTTGCATCAGCTTCCGTCCGGCCTGTAATTTCAGCTGAATCAGACTAATGGAAGCCATTGCAGCATCAATCAGTGACTGGCGCTGTGCTTCTGCCGCTTCGACTGCGGCGCTATGTTGTGCCTCAGCATCGGTCACCCATTTCTCACCATCCCATTTATCGTATGGCGTTAACGGGGCGATAGTGGTTGTTTTTTCGGGGTAATCACCCGGAGTTGTGATTTCTTTGGCGTCTCCCGTTTCGGTGTTATAGATGATTTCACCGCGATGGTCTGGCACATACTCCCATGAGTTTAAATCTGCTGAACGGCAGATTGCATAACCAGCTTTATGTATACCTGGTGCATCTAAACAAGAACATGCCGGGATACCGACGCCAACAGCAAGATATTCAGTTGATGTGGAAAGATATTCCCGCGTCTTGCTGTCGTAGTTAAACACGGTCACATCACCCGCTACCGTGGCAATCAGTTCGCTGTTTAATTTTGCCTGTGCCATTATGCAGCCCTCACAATGAAGTTAAATGCGACGTTGCGCGGCCGGTTTTCAGTGGCAACAGGAACGATTTTAGATGCATCAAAGCTAAAGTTTACAGCCCCATTACCTGTCCCTGAAGGCGCAAGAGTTAATCCTAAAGTTTGTGACACATTCTCAGCAGTGACGCCAAATGCACCATCACAATAGATACTTGGGTACAATTGAGTATTACCAAACTTGCCAATTATATTTCTGATGGCATCGCCCTGCGATGATAAGATTGCACGCCCAACATCAACCCCGCGCCCGTCATCCCAGCCGCGAATAAATTCACCGCGTAAATCAGGCAATTTATTTGTCGGGTAAGCCTTTGCCAGTTCCGGGTATTCTTCAGCAGAAAAAGCCGCACCATTGCATTTCAGCCAGCCTGTTGGCGGAGTGGCTGAAGGCCACGGAACAGGCACGCCAACGGGTAATGCCGAACCTTCTCCCAAACCAAGGTAATCAAGAACTCCCTGAGTGCTGGTTTTACCAAGAATGGCACGTCCAACACTTGTCAACGCGGTTAACGCGGCACGATCTGCCCCTGTAAAATATGGGAGTTTATCTGCTGATGTAGCAAGCTCCGCCAGCGCCGTCAGGGTGGCATCCTTCGGTTGCTTACCCGCAAGCGCGTTAGTCATGGTGGTCGCAAAATTCGGGTCATTGCCCAGCGCCGCAGCCAGTTCGTTCAGCGTGTTCAGTGCATCAGGTGACGAATCTACAAGTGCGGCAATCGCGGCCATAACGAAAGCCGTGCTTGCGATCTGGGTACTATTAGTCCCCTGTGGTGCTGTTGGTGTTGTTGGCGTTCCGGTCAGTGCCGGGCTGTTTAATGGTGCTTTCTTGTTCGTTTCATCCATTACCGCCTTAACAGCTTTTGGTGTCGCTGCCAATGTTTCAGACGTGCTGTTCGTGGCGCTACTGAGCTGAACAATCCCTTTTTGTGTAGTGGTGGCGTTCTGGGCAGTATATTTCTCGTTAGCCAGGTCATATGCAGCCTTAACCGCTTTCGGTGTTGCGGCCAGTGTTTCTGATTCACTGTTAATTGCACTGCTTAACTGAGTAAAACCTTTTACGGTCAGCGAGGCGTCCGGGTGACGTCGTGACTGTTCGTGCTCTGATATTTTATCATCCACATATTTGCGGGTTGCCAGAACCACAGACGGGTCGATTTTCAGCGTGATGGCTTCGGTGTTCGTGACAACCAGAATCATGCGGATAGTCTGGGTGCGTCCACTGCCTTCCTGCAACTGCGGTTTGTACGTTTCCGGGCAGTTTGCCACCGCAATGAGTACACCTTCATCATCATAAAGACCAATCTCACGGATCCAGAATCCTCCCTCGTTTTCAGGGATGATTTGCTCCGCAATAATCTGGCTCTGATTGTTAGGGTCAACACTCAGAAGATTCAGCGGTGCAATGCGTTTCTGGTTAATCAGTTTTGTTTGTGCAGGGTCTGGTGTTGGTAACACACCATTTGCATCACCAACGGCCATTTGCGTCAGATTCAGCTTACTGCCGAGCATCGTCGCGTTAGCCAGTCGTGCCGCGCCCTGATTAGTCAGAATGGCGTAGTATTTCACTGTCATGCGTTTACTCTCAGATTATCAATTAAATGAATGGCTGGGGCAGGGAAATAATCCCCTTCGACAATAATGGACTCCGGGGTGTAGGGATAAACCGTCAGGGCATCGCCGTGATAGCATCCCGTACCAACGAAAATCTTTCCGTTCACACTCAGGCTGATCGCCAGCCCCGTCAGATGGCGACTTACTGGTTTTGCATCCGCAATAAGGCGCTCAAGTTCCTGATACATTTCATCGGTGATGCCCTGATCAAGTACTCCGACAACAATGCGAAATGTTCCCGGCTCCTCGTTGAGTTGCCACCACTCCTTTACTTCAATCAGGTAGCCGAGAGGCTCCACGGCTCTTCGCAGTGCGCTGATGGTCCCTTTGTGTCGGTGTATCAGCCATGCATCACGAATCACCTGTCGCTTTGTCTCTTCCGGCCAGTTGCGATCCCAGCGGTCAACGGAAAACGCCCAGGCGAGATAAGGCAGCAGATGCACCGGGCAGGTGTCCGGCGACCACAGCGTGTTGAGGTCTACCGGAATGTCTGTAATGCGTGTTCCGACGGCTTCGGCACAACGCATGAAATTGCTGGCTGATGGTGGTAACAACGAATTACTCATTGCGTCCACCTTCGCTGATGGTGAATGACTCACAGCGCGCCGCCTGTATGTCGCTGATGGCCATATTCTGTGTGGGTTCGATTATCTCCACGCGTTGCACACCGTGCACATGCAGTGCGGCAGCAATGGCGGACAACGCCACGTCCTGACCGATAAGCCCCTGCTCAGCCAGCCACTTCCTGAACGACGATTCAGCCGCGGCCAGAATAGGTTCGGATTCCGGGCCGGGGTAAAAGTACAGTTTTGCATTCAGCCGCCATGTCACGATTCTGGCGCTCTGTACGGTCAGGCGGTCGGCCACCGGGCGGGTATCCTCTGCATTCAGAACGGCGCGAACGGTATTAAGCAACGCCTCCGTTGCTGTGCCGTCGCCTTCAGTGGACAGGATGGAAACCGTCACACAGGCCGGAGACGGGCTGATGGCCCGCGCATCACGCACCAGACCGCTGGCGCTGCGTGCAAAATACTCGTATGCACCTGACGGGCCAGCAACACTCAGGCCGTCATACGCCCGTTGCGCCCGCAATCTCAGCGAGGTGTCGCTCTCCATCACCGCGTCGGTGGTATCCGTTGCCGGAGTGATAACCAGGCGCTTTGTGTTCATATTGCCCGCGAGGTTGTCCAGGTTTGTCCCTGAACCGTGGCTTAACATGCAGGCGCGTGCGCCCTCGTTAACCCGCTGGCGTAACAGCATTTCACGAAAAGACATGGTTTGAGCGATAACGTTCAGGGGTTCTGATTCCAGCTCCAGCGCGGCGGAAACGGCTTCACGCTGTTCGGCGGGATAAGCCGCAATCATCATGGCCTTTGTGTCAGCCAGAATTGCCTCAAAGTCAGGCTCCGCGATGATGGCGGGGTCCGGTAACTGTGAAAGGTCAACGGCGGGCATGATTTACTCCCTCAGCGTGATGGTTAATTCAACATTCTGCATGGTCTGCATGACAGTGCCCGACAGCGTCACCCCGGCGCGGCCTCCCGCTTTCCAGACAACGTCGATGGCATCCAGGGCAATGCGGGGTTCCCATCGTGTCAGCGCAATCACGGCAGCACTCATGCATTGCAGACGCGTGGTGTTATTCATGGGTTCGTCAATCAAATCAGGCACAAGGCTGCCATATTCCCGTCGCATAACCCGGCTTGCCAGCGGGGTGGTCAGGATGTCCCTGACTGACTGTTTCAGGTGCTCCATATCGTTCAGGTTTCCCGTCCCGTCCGGGTTCATTCCTGTGTAGCGGGTTGTCACTGCGGGCCTCCTGTCGAATCGCTGCCACCTTTAACGCCACCGTGTTTATGCGTATGCACGGTAATGCCGTTTGAGGTGAAATCGCCGCCGCTGTGCGTGATATTGCCGCTCATCTTTCCCCCTTTTGTGACGTCAATCTCGGCTGTTTTCAGAAGGTTTGTGCATTCCACGACGGGCGTGTCCAGTGTCACGCTGACAGATGCCTGCAGGGTGGCTGTTTTCATGCCGCTGGCGCTCAGTGCGCCTGCGTCCGCGTCGTAGCGGAACACCGCGCCGTCCGGCGCGCTGACCACGATTTCTTTCAGGCTTTTGCCGGGGGCCGGAATGGCATCACTCCACAGGCTGCCGATTATCATGGCGGTTTCCGGGTTGCCGCCGATGCAGGCAATTGCCACCTGTTCGCCTGGTGATGGCGGCAGCCACACATTGAAGGCTCCCGCGCGCGTGGTGTTCCAGCGCAACCAGCCTGTTTCCAGTTCGCCGCTGCGAACGCGCACGCACCAGGACTTCTCATCAACTTCAGAGATGATCCCGGTGCGGATGATGTTGCTCAGCAGTCGCATGAGTTCTGCGCTCACCGTACAGCCTCCGCAATCCGGCCCAGCACCGTGTTATAAATCAGGCGCTCATCTGCCTGGCTGATACCCAGCAGCTCACGTACCGGGTAATCGGTGAAAATGCCCGGCGCAACCTGATCGCGCTCACCGAACTGATGAACGCGGGCAATACGTGCGGCCACGCCGCTGTAACCCACCGTCACACCGGAAGCATCTGCACGGGCTTTCAGGTAGCGGGCGGTGCGCAGTTTTACGAACATGGGGACGCGCTTTGTGCTGTCCTGGTTGATGCGCCGGGTGCGTATTTCCAGAAAACGGTCGATGTCATCCCGGTAAAACGTGCGGATATTATTTTTATCCTCATCCCACCCGGTAATGGTTCGCCCGTATTTCCCCGTGTCGTGATGCCAGTTTTTCAGCGTGCGTGCTTCGTTATTCCAGATAAAGCGAATGCGCTCCTGTATCCGGGTTACGCGGCGTCTGCGTGGTGTCCATGCGGTCCCGTCCGGCGCTTTCTGTGACCGGATACGTGCCTGCTGGGCGCGGCGTAAATCCTGTGCCAGCTTTCTGGCGATGTTATTGATGGCCTGCTGATTCAGGCTGTCGCGGATGGCCTCAAAGGTTTCATCCACGCGGGTGAATGCCTTATCCATCGCTTTCACCCCACGTCACATCCTGGAATACATGCGACCAGTCGCCTTCGGAAGATGGCAGGCGGGGTTTTGGCTCCGGCAGGTGTTCTGCCTGCGGCGTGCCCTGACTGCTGCGCGTGATGCGAACGCGTTCCCGCAGGGGGAGCGTAAACAGGAGATCGGCGCTGTCATCGTCATTGATAACGGCGGAGAATTTGATGTCCTGATTACGCTCAGGGTTGAGCAACAACTGTGGCTGATTTTCGGATAACCACGCCAGCAGCGGCAGCGTGAGGTCGTCCAGCTCCCCGGCGTAATCCATGACAAACATCACCATCTGATAGCGGTAAACAAACGAGGGCGTTTCTCCGGTCGTTTCAATGTTGCCGCTCTCCACGAAAATGGTGAATTTTTCCGGGTTAGCCTGACACCATCGGCATGAACGGGTCATGGCTTCACGCAGGGAATCAGTTTTCAGCATGGTTGTTATCCTCGTTGTTCAGTCGTTGCAGCCTGCGCTGTTCCAGTAATTCAATGGCCCGTTTATCCGCGTTACAGGTTTCCAGTGCATCCAGAAGGCGGTCGCCCCATATACCGAGATTTCCCCATGTGGGAGTGTCAGGGAAGGGAGGAGGCATTACCGGTATGGTCAGCGTCTGCGGTATAAGCCGGACTGACGGCGCTGGCAGTGGCGAGTTCTGCGTGCCTGCGCAACCTGTCAGTAAAACGAGCGTCAGGCAAAGCGTGGGCGCATTCATCTTTTGCAATATCGTTGCGTAGCTGTTCACGTCTGGCCTCTCCGTCCTGATTTCTCTGTTGATTTTCCACGCGGAGTTGCGCCAGCACCTGCTGCATATCCTGTACCCCGGTGCTGATGATATTCAGGGTGTCGACGGTTCTTTTCAGGGTGCTGGCCTGCGCTTCGTTTCTGGCGTTCTCCCGGCCCAGCGACCACGACAGACGCATGGATGCTCCCCATGCGGCAATCAGAAGGAAAGCGACGCCCAGCGTGGGCCAGAGCTTCATGCCGGATAGGCTCCGTGTGGTAACTGAAAATGCGGTCCGTCTTTCAGGGTCTTCCAGTCGCCGCCCCATTCCACCGGAATATTCAGTTCCCGGCTGGCCTGTCTGAATGCTGCTGCGATTTTTTCGTACAGCGGCCATTCCCATGACACCTGGCTGCCGATATAAGCCACAACATCCACGGCATGTCCCGTAAGGTGGCGGCTGTTCATGGTCTGGCTCTTACCCGTGGCCACAAGTTGCTTCTGGCGGTAACGACTGCGCAACCCTTCGGTGATACCAAAATCCACTTCCGAAATTTCCAGTGCCCGTCGGGTCACTTTCACCAGATCAGGATTTACGCCCTGCAAATTCTTTTCGCTCCGGCTGCTGAATTTAAATGTGTTGCTCATTCGTCCTTCTCCTTCACCCTGCGATTAAAGGCTGCAATAACCTTGTCGCGTGCTTTCTCTGCGCCCATAAAACCGATTGATGCGCCGATAAACGTCACGGCATCTTCAGGAAAACCGAAGAAGCGCAACGACCCGGCCACGGCCATGGCAAGAACGCCGCACGCCAGCGATCCCGTTACGGTCTGAACCAGTGTTCGTCCGTCATAAAGACTCATCAGCGCGGAAATGCTGACCGCCGCGCCTACTGCATACACCGTTGGCAGGTGGTCAAAGAGCCACGCAATAACCTGCTCTGTGATCCCTGTTTGAATGGTGCTCACTGCTACTCCCCCCACAACTGAATCATTTCTCGTTTCTTCTTCTCCGGCTCCGGCATCTCCACTTCCTGCCCGGCGTCCAGAAATACCTGCTGACAGAGTCCGGGGTTGGCATCCAGCACCTTTTCGGTGACGCCCTGCGTCGTGCCGTAGTACCGGAAACAGAGCGAATCCACGGTGTCGCCTTCCAGTGCCTTCACTTTCATCAGCACAACTCCGCAAAGATTCGCGGGCGGCACAGAATGTCAGAGATGGCCCAGCTCACATCGCGCCACAAATCCGATGTCTGTATATCCAGTGCGTCCGCCCGGCGGTCGCCCTTGTCCGTTGTGTCTGCATCACGATAACGCTCCAGAATCAGGGCGCGCGTGGCGGTATAAACCGCATTGCGCCAGTGCCAGAGATTGACGCTTTCTCCGTTAATTACGGGTGCCGGAACATCGGCCAGCGTCTGATGGCCAGCCGCCTGCTGTTCCTGCTGCCACGCTTCCAGCTCGCGGGTAACGTGTGCCACGGCCCCGGTGGCGGTATGCAGCAGGCGGGAGGTGGTCACACGTCCCGGCAGTCGTACCGCCAGACGCAGTTCACGCAGCACAATATCCGGCCAGAATGCACCCGCTGAAATACGGGTATCACCATCATCGGTATCGGTGATGTCGTCCTCTGCGGGTCCGGGGTTGGTTCTGGCAACCATAGTCATGGGGTTCACTCCTGAAAAAATCGGGCGGTGGGTGCGCGGTGTAAACGGTCACGGAGTCAAACCGGAACACCGCGCACGCCGCCCGCTGACGGGGTCAGTCGTTAACCGCGCTTCGCCTTCTGCGTCGCGGTGGTTTTTCGTGTTGCAGGCTTCCGCGTTGTCTTTTTACTTTTGCTGCTTTCGTCCTGCGTCTGCGGTGTGCTGGCGTCTTCTGGTGCGGCTGCGGAATCGGCTTTTTTCAGGGCGCGGGAAAGGGTTGCAATCTCGCGTTTCACACCTGCGTTCGGGTTCAGGTGCATTGCTTCGCGCAGCAGCTTCAGTGACAGGGCCATGCTGTCCGCATCACTCAGGCCACGGCGGGCAAAGGCGCACGCCTTGCATAATTTGGCGCGCACTTCGTCCGGCATGTCCTGGTCGGTGACAATCTCCCGGAGGGTGTCCAGTGGTTCGATAAAGGCGGATAAATCCGCGTCGGCATCCGTTCCGGCCTGCGTCAGTACCGGGTTGCAGATTTCTTCGGTCAGCACTGTGGCAGCAGTACGGCCAAAGTTATCCGGCATGATGAGGTTGTGATGAACCACATACGCACCAATACGCAATGCCAGCGGAAGATCGCCGCAGTCAATCGCCCACACCATCAGCGTGGCAATCACTTCATCCTGCTGCCCGCCGTCAGCCTCCAGCGTTCCTTCAATCCAGCCGGAAAAGTCCGGCAACAACTCTTTTTTGATGGCGGCTTTGGCGCTTCTGGCCTGTACGCCCTTAAGCCGGGCCTGTGCCAGACGCAGACGATACAGCACCTCTTCATGCGCGGTACGCGCGGCGTGATCCACGCCTTCATTCGCCCGGCCTGCGCGCTGCGCCATCACGTTCTGCCAGTGTTGCTGTGCAGGAGTAATCATTCTTTCTCTCCGTTACAGGCGGGCATGATGCCCGCCGTGAGTTGATTAGCTGTCGGCGAACTTCAGGCCAGTGACCATCGCGCACTTGCCATAGTCTTCAACGACATAAGCGTCATTGATGGACTGGTAGGTGGCGATGCGGTTGTATTCCGGCTCGTCTTTCATCAGGCGACGCATTGAGCCTCTCTGCCAGTAAATTGACAGGTTGTTGAATGAGGTGATCAGCATCGTTGCATCCGGGAAGAACGGCGCAAGGAATACATCCAGCCCGCCAATGGTGCGCGATGACAGGATGAGCTGTCCGGCGAGTAATTCCGCATTGGGATTCTGGCCGCTGATGCTGTTCAGAACGGGCAGACGCAGCGAGTTAAACAGGTTGCGCCCCATAATCACCACAAGGTCGTCTGCTTCCTTGTGCCATTCATCCAGCAGGGATGAGCGCGCGTCCTGTACCAGTGCATCAGCGTTCGCATACTTACCCGCGTGCGCCACGGTGTTGTCCATGTTGCGGGAAGTCAGCGTCACGTCATTCATAACGCGTTCGCTGGCGTCGGTTCTGATGTGCTCCAGCCATCCCACGTTAACGTCCTGAAGCAGCTTGTTGGTGCTGAAATTGGATTTTTCCGCGTGTGATGTGCCGTTAAAGCCGATCATGATGCGGTCAAGCGCCACCTGCCGGGCAATCTGTGTGCTGATGCGCGACTGAAAATCACTGTGAGCCGCCCAGGCATCAAGCTTCGGATACGAAATAAAGGTGTCGTAGTTCACCTGTTCACACTGGTACTGACGAGCCTTCATATCGACAGCGTTGATCGGATTACGGCGATCTGTGCCGTCATAACTGGTATTCGTGCGCGCAATCGGCCCGGTGGTGTCCGGGAGAACTTTTTCGCCTTTCTGGTCAGTTACACCGATTACGTTAATTCTTTTCGTAAATTCGGTACTTTCCTTTGAAGCGTTTTCAAAACGCTGTTGTACCGATGGATTGACGGTAAATCGCGATACCAGCGCAGAGACCGGGATATTGTTAAGCGACGCCTGCTGCGTCATGTAGCAGCCCAGCTTGTTACGGGCATTATCTGACATCACCAGATTCATAAAAAATTTGCTCCTTTGTCTTATCAGAAGTCAGCCAGTTGATCGGAGGCTGCGCCCGTTGTGGTGAACCGGTTCTGCGGATCGCCGTCCTGCGTGCGCAGTTTTTCCTTCAGTGCTGTCAGCTCTGTGGTCAGTGACGTGATTTTCTGACGGTCCTGCTTATGGCGGGCTTCCAGTGCATTAAAACGGTCGATAATGTCGGCCTGTGACGTTGCGACGCCTTCCACTGCTTCCTGAATGCGGGAAAAACTGGCGTCATCCGCTTTGCGGCCACGGCCAATAATCCCCATTACGCGGTTAAACCACTGGGTGCCTTCTTCCTGGCGTTGTTCTGCCATTTCGATGATTTCAGACTCGATGGCTTCGGAGATAAGCGGCGCTTCACCCTGGATACTGTTGAACGTCATCACCGCCTGACGTTGCTGTGCCGTGAATTTCAGGCGCTCAGTGCCCAGGCTTGCCGGGGTGTCGGTCATCGCCAGCCCGACCAGATAGGCGCGCCCGTTAACGGAGAACTGCGGGTGCAGTTCGATACTGGAATAGATTTTCTTGCCGTCAGCGACAAGCTGCTTCATGCGCTCGGTCGGTTCGATTTCTGCATACAGCGCAGTACGTCCGGCCAGCGGACCTTCCGTAATGTCTTCCGTACTCAGTGCGGTGACATCGCCCATTGCGGAAAATTCGCTTGACGGGCATGGCGAGAGATAGTGCTCAACGTTCACGCGGGCAGCGTAAACATCCGGGTTGAAGTTCTCGGCGGCTTCACGCAGATGCACCGGACTGATTTCACGGCCATCAACAGTTGATCCGGAGACAGCCACGCGAAACTTTTTGCGGGATGTCTTTTTTTCATTAGCCATAGTTTTTGCCCCTCTGACTGGTTCTTCAGTCATGATGGCAAAGCGTAACAGGCTGATACAAAGGGCTTTTGTTGTAAGAAAACGGCCAGAACAGGGGGTTAAGGAGAACGGTTTCGCGCGCGGGTAATCTTCCTGTAATTACTCAGGGGGAGCAATGATTCAGGACGCTTTTGTGCGCCAGCGTGCGCGACAACTTTACTGGCAGGGTTATCCGCCCGCAGAAATATCACGTCTGATGGGAATAAACCCGAACACGATTTATGCGTGGAAAAAACGCGACCAGTGGGATGAAACGCCACCCGTGCAGCGTGTCACGCAGTCCATCGATGCGCGCCTCATCCAGCTCACTGAAAAACAGAATAAAACAGGTGGTGACTTCAAGGAAATAGACCTGCTGACCCGGCAGCTTAAAAAACTGCATGATGGCCAGCCGGATGCGACGGCCACAGGAAAGAAAGGCCGGGCGAAAAAACTCAAAAATCATTTCACGCCGGAACAGATTGCCGCACTGCGGGAAAAAATCATCAGCAGGCTGGAGTGGCATCAGCGGGGCTGGTTTGACTCCCTGACCCTTTGCAGGGAAGCCGGGATACGTAACAGGATGATCCTGAAATCCCGACAGATTGGGGCGACCTGGTATTTTGCACAGGAAGCACTGCTGATGGCGCTGCGTGACGATGTGGCGCAGCCTTACCAGCGTAACCAGATTTTTTTGTCTGCGTCGCGTCGTCAGGCGTTCCAGTTTAAAAGCATTATTCAGAAGGCCGCGGCTGAAGTTGATGTGGAGCTGAAAGGGGGCGATAAAATCATCCTCTCCAACGGCGCAGAACTGCATTTTCTCGGCACTTCTGCTGCGTCGGCACAGTCCTATACGGGCAATTTTTATTTTGATGAATTTTTCTGGGTCAGTCGCTTTGCTGAACTGCGCAAGGTGGCTGGCGCTATGGCAACCCTCAGCGGACTGCGGCGCACCTACTTCTCCACGCCATCCACCGAAACGCACGAGGCATACGCCTACTGGAACGGCGACCGCTGGAACGAGAAAAAGGCCACGCATAAACGTCAGCGTTTTTCTGTGGACTGGAAAACGCTGCATAACGGGCTTATCTGCCCTGACCGGACGTGGCGGCAAATTGTCACGCTGGAAGATGTGGTTAATCACGGCTGGAAACACACCGATATTGACGAAATTCGTGATGAAAACACCGAAGACGAGTTCCGCAATCTCTATATGTGTGAGTTTGTCCGCGAAGGGGAATCGGCATTTAACCTGAATATCCTGATTGGCTGCGGTGTTGACGGATACGACGACTGGAAAGACTGGAAACCTTTTGCTCCCCGCCCGATGGGGAATCGTCCGGTATGGATTGGGTATGACGCAAACGGCAGCAGTGGCAACGGCGACAGCGGCGCTGTGTCCGTGGTGGTTCCTCCGGCTGTTCCTGGTGGCCGTTTTCGAACGGTGGAGACGCGACGCGTTCAGGGGCTGGAGTTTGAAGAACAGGCCAGAGTCATTGAAGAGTTCACGTGTCGCTACAACGTGGAACACATCGGCATTGATGTGACGGGCGGGAACGGGGAGGCTGTTTATCAGATAGTGAAACGGTTTTTCCCTGCTGCTATTCCGTACACCTTCACGCTGTCATCAAAACGGTCGCTGGTACTGAAAATGCTGCAAATAATGCGTGCCGGGCGGTGGGAATACGATCGCGCCGAACGCGAGCTGGTCGCGGCCTTTAACGCCGTGCGTAAGGTGAAAACACCGGGCGGCTTTATCACTTACGAAACGGACCGCGCGAGGGGGATCAGCCACGGCGACCTTGCGTGGGCAACCATGCTTGCTGTCATTAACGAACCGATTGGCGGCGAAGGAGAAAACGAGCGTTTCACGGTTATGGAGTTCTGATGAGCAGAAAAAATAAAAAAGTGCGCATGAGTTCACGCATTGATCTCGCTGATGCGCTCAGGAAAGAATCATCGCTCAGTGCATTCACATTTGATGGTCCTTATCGCCTGACCGGGCATGACCTGCTGGACAATATGTACTGTGCTGATAACGGGCGGTGGTATGAAACCCCGGTGGACTGGTACGGTCTGGCAAGAGCAGCCCGGCAAACGTCCTGGCATCAGTCTGCGCTTTACTTTAAGCGCAATGTATTACTCGGTTGCTACATCCCGCACCCGCTGCTTTCCCGGCAGGATTTCTCGGCGCTGGCGCTGGACTGGTTTGTGTTCGGTAACGCATTCCTTGAGCTTCGAAGCAATATGCTCGGCGAACCGCTTAAATTACGGCACGCACTGGCGAAATACATGCGACGCGGAAGCGATCTTGAATCATGGTGGTATGTGCAGGATGGCAAGGACGCGTTTCAGTTTCGTCCTGGCAAAGTGTGCCACCTGATGAATCCGGATATTAACCAGGAAATCTACGGCATGCCGGAATATCTTGGCGCATTACTCTCGGCCAGCCTTTCTCATTCGGCGGACATGTTCAGAAAACTGTACTACGACAACGGATCCCACGCCGGGTGCATCATCTACATCGGTGCAGCGCAGGTAAACCGCGAAAGCATGGACTCCCTGAAAGAAACGCTACAGGGGGCACGTGGTGGTGGTGCGTTTAAAAACGTGCTCATTCATGCGCCCAACGGGGGCAAAGAGGGGGTGCAAATTTTGCCGTTCCAGCAGATCACCGCAAAAGATGAGTTCATGAATGTTAAGGCGGCATCCCGTGATGATGTGCTGGCTGCGCACCGCGTTCCGCCGCAACTGATGGGGGCGATGCCGGGCGAAAAAAGTGCGTTTGGTGATGTGGAGAAGGCCGCGCGGGTTTACGCAATTAACGAGCTGATGCCCGTCATGGAGGCCATGAAGCACATCAATGACTGGCTTGGCGAAGAGGTGATCCGCTTTAACCCTTACGCACTGTTAGATACCCAGCCCACATCCTGACGCGCTTCGCTTGTCTGCTGCTTCGCCGGGGCATAAAAAATTTATGCCCCGACTCTCCAGCTCCTGTATCAGTCAGATAATTTCACGACGCTTTCCTGCTTATTGCCATCATCGACGGTCAGACTCTTACGCAATCCCACTGCGCTGACTGCATGTTCTCGCCGCCTCAGTGCGATTTTGACGGCCTTACCTTTCACCCCATCAAACCAGAATCCCTCACGTATTTTTCACGCTCAGCGTGAGAAATACGGCCATTCTGTCGTGTCGCTGCGACATCGTTAAGGGAACGCTATTTACCCCCTGAAACGCGGGCTGTTCCCCCGTCACCTGCGCGCAGAAAAAGCGCGTTTTTTTGTGCGCGCACGGATCCTTGACGGATCCAGCCGCCATGCGGGCCGGAAGGGTAAAAAGTCGTTCAAAAAAATTGTGCAAATTTGTGCACTTTTGTGCAAACAAAAAGCGCCCCTGAGGCGCTTTAGTGTTTTATAGGTTGTGTATATTGGCTGGGTCCTTATCCTGCTGTGCTTTCAACTGATGAGGGGAACAAAATCTTTTCATCAAACCCTGCATTCATATCATGGACAGCAACACACCAATCCATTGACGAACGATTATCAAGAGCCTCCATGATTTCATCCATGCGGCGTAGGTCATACAGGTAAATGCTTTTATCGCCAATGGTGTAAAAACCAATTTTTTTCGGTGACGGGCAGCGATCAAGAACGTTCTGTAATTCATTCAACCATGCCCGTTCTTTTTTTGTTAAAGTTGCCATATCACTCTCCTTTGATGCGAATGCCAGTGGTACTCATTCTCCTGATTTCCCAGAGCACACGAGGAACACCACCGTTTCCGACCGGATCGCGTTTACTCCGCAGGGCGACGCTTGATTCCGCCCAGCTTTTTCTTGGAGGAAGCTCTTTCACACGAACAAAACCAGCTGCGCGAAGAGATGCTCCTGATTCATCTGCCTGGGTGTACGTAATACAACGTTGATAACCCATAGCCTTTGCTGCCCGCCAGACAGCACCATAAAGCGCGCTGTTAGCGTTGCGTTCTCCTGTGGTACATGTGCGATTTACTTCAAGCGTTAATCCATCGTCCAAATGTCGTGCAACAGGTCTACCGGCTGTCGCCACACCTATCAATTCTCCGGCATCATTTCTCAGGCCAATGCTGAATTTATGCCCAACAGGTGGTTTATTGTGTCGGTGATGTCTGGATATAAACGCCTTCGCAACACGAAGAGTAACCGGTGAAATTTGCATTCTCACTCTCCTTTGATGCGAATGTTTACAGCCTGACAAGCCTCTTCGAGAACCCAGTCAACAGCGTCTTTCCATGCTCCGGTTTCGGCTGGCGGATTCTCACTCTTTACCAGTTCATAGAAACGCACTGCGTTTACCAGTCCTCTTGGTACTGCTGGCGCTGGCGGCTCTCGATACATAGGGATAACACGTCGCGGGTCCGCGTATTTATCTGGCGGACACTGAAATATCTCACCGAAACCATACTGCTTGACATCACGCAGTTCCTCATCATCAGTCCATGCAACAGGTTTCGCTTCCAGCGATGTGAGTGCGATTTTCAGTGCGATTAACATATTGTGATCGTTTTCATCAAGGCCAAACGGGATGTCTTCACGACACGATTCAAGGTCTGCAATTTTGCGTTGTAACCATTTTTTGGGGATAGTTGCCATAGATGCTCCTCTCCTGTTTTCACTCTGGGAAAAATGACTGAATGTTCTTTCTTATCTCGCTAGTGCTGTGATTGCTTCCGGTGGCAGGTGCGCTGGCATATTTACTCTGAATATTATTCTTGGCTGGCGCAGCTCCTTCTTCCGGCCATTCGGCCAACCAATAGGCAAATGCAGGATCGCGTTTTATGAGTGCCAGCCCGGCCAGAAAGGCCGCGCGTTGCGCGCGGCTGCGTTCAGAGGCTGGCAGGCTGTCGAGGTAATTACACGCCTCCCGTTCACTATTGACGGCGACTGGCTTCAGATAGAAACTTATCCGTCTGGTTGGTGTCGTCATTGGTTTACTCCTTGTCCATTGCGTACAGCCCATTAACCAGAGCAAACTGTGGCACCCCGTCCGCGATGAAAGTCGCATTAACTCCGCAGGCTTCGCGGATAGCGGGTGCCACAATCTCCGCCCCACCACCGACAACCATCACCCGCCCGTAACCCGAAAAACCCGCCAGCGCGCGGATCACGCGTTGTTTCAGTGTTTCTTCCTTTTCACGAATAACCGCCATCAGGCTGGCGTAATGCGCGTCATTGTGGATGTGCTGGCGCAGCCAGGCTTCATCATGGCGATGTTCGATAATGGTATTGGCGATGTGGTGACTGGTGCGCATACCGTTAGTGGCCATCACCGACAGTACGGCATCGGCCATCAGAGAAACGCCTACGTGTGGATCGCAAAACACCTGGCTGATACCTGCCAGTTGCCCCTGAACCTTTGCCACATCCAGCGTGGTTCCGCCCAAATCCACAATCAGCAGGGATTCAAACGGACTCATGTCAGCCAGTGCCTTAAAGCCAGCCGGAATGGATTCAGGCATAACCCGTACGTTACGGATAGTGAATGCTTCGCCGTTCTGGTACTCCACCGGGCGCATAACGTTCGCTTTTTTGCGGTTGATGTTGGTCATGTCCGGCTGTGCGTTTGTGTCGAAATACTCGCTCAGTGGCAGGGTGACAACCACATCCACCTCCTGTGGCGTGATGCCTGATTTGACCAGCGCGTGATGAATGGCAATGACATTCACATCGCTGTACTGGTATTGCGTGTCGGTCGTCTGGACAAAGCGATCGCTGACCGGATCAAAACCATAGCGCACGCCATCAAGCATGTAGTTTGCGGGCTGCGTGCCACCGAACGGCGCAGACCATTCCGACTTGAAGCTGTTCGGGCTGATGGCGTTGCGGCGTTCGCCGTTCTCAGTCCATGCCAGCTTGATGTTGGTGGAGCCGTCATCGATACAAATTTTCATGTCGCTTTTCCTTATGTTGATTAATTAATCGTTTACGGGATTCTGAAATCCCGTTTTTGCCTGTTTTATGCGCGCTTCATATATCGCGGCGCGTTTTTTGCTCATTTACGGGATTTGTGAATCCCGTTTCTGTCTGTTTTTTGTTTCCACTGGTCAGGCCACCCCGCAGCAGGTCTGCTTTGCGGCGGGCGCGTTCAGTGGTTTCACTGATTCTCTGTGCGTGCTCTGCGTCGCGGATGGCGCGCAGCATGTCAGAAAGCACGGTAACGGGTGTTTTCATGGTGTTCTGGTCCTGCTGAAGTGTGGATGCCAGGCGTGCGGCGGCTTCGGGGTCTGATGCCCCCAGCTGTTCCAGATAGCTGGCGACCGGGTTATGGCGGATCTCCGTGCTGCTTACGCCGTGGTTACGGCTCAGGCGCTGCCAGAGCTGCGTGATCCGGCTGTCCGGGCGGGTATCCGGTTTGCGTACAATTTCAAATCCCTGCGGTGCAATGATGCTGCCGTCAACGTACAGACTGCCGCCCCGTAACAGGTGCTGCATCTGCTGTTCACCAATATGCAGGCCGAGAGATTCAGCAGACTCCCGCCATTCTTTAGCGAGTAATTCGTGGTTATCAGGCAAAGGCCGCTGCTGTTTGCGGCTCTGTGTCCAGCTCTGCATTTCATCACTGCTGTTTTTTGCCTGTTTGTCACGAAGCGAACGCATCAGCGCCCGGCGTTCGTGCCGTTTCAGTGAGCGCATCCATTCGTTCACTTCAACGCCGTCAGGGAGCTGCGGCCACGGTGCTGGCCGTTCTTCCGGCTGTTCTGTCCCGTTGTTGTCCGTTTCCTGTACACGGGGACAGTTATTGCCACGAGTCCAAGGGGCGGCAGGGCCGCCCTGAAGGTCAAAACCATTTTCGTGGGCGCTGCCTTCCTGTTCCGGTTTACGTCTTACCAGCTTCCAGTTATCCGGGTGCGTGCACACACGGGAGGATTCCCCGATGAGTGGTGACCAGATCCCGTAAATCTGTACACTCTGTTCGCCGTAATCGTTCAGCTCATCGGCGAGGTCGTAGGCGGTGCGAATCAGGTAGTCTTTGCGTGGAACAAGTACGCCGCCCTGTTTCTCTATGTAGGTGGCAAAACATCCGGCATCAGCGGCAGCGAGTACCGCATCCATTGCGTCATCCTTCAGCCGTTGCGGGCCTTCCGGGTTGCGTGCCATCTGGCTGGCAAGGCGGCGGAGTTCACGCCACACCTGACGGGAGGGGATGCCAAAGAACTGGAACTGGCGGACCCGGTGAAGGCGTGCCCAACCGATGGCGCGCTCCACGCTCTCGGCCATTGATTTTCCGGTTTCGTGGTCAACGCGTGGTTTGCCCGTTTTCGGGTCGATGCCATCCACGGCGCGGCTGTCCAGGTTTTTCCCGATGTAGGTCGCGATATAGCTGGTTGGTGTGCCTTTTGAGCCGTCGACATACTCCACTTTAAAGCGCGGAGTAATATCATTGCCCAGCTCGTGGCGGTCTTCCTGAATGGCAATATCGCGGGTGATGGCCACGATGCTGTCGATTTCTTCCGGATGAGCAAAGACCATCATATGCCAGTGCACGGTGCCGTCATGGTGAGGCTCCACCGTGCGGATGCCATACCAGCGCAGGCCGTCGCGGTTCAGTTTTTTGCGGACCGCCGCAAAAAACGTGTTAACCAGGTAATCGCTGGAGTCGCGCATGGTGGCCCCGTTCCATTTGGGGTTCGGATGACCGTTCTCCGTTGTTGCGTGGTATTTTGACGGGCAGGTGACAGTCAGAAACACCGCTCTGTCGCCACGGGCTTCGGCCAGAAGTTCCAGTCCCTTCATGGTGGCCATCATTTCTGCCTTACGGTGAACCGGGTTACTTACTCCCGCGTAATACACTGTCTCGAGATCAATCGTGAACCCGTCTTCGTTTTCCAGCATGAAACTTTTCAGGAAATCGCGTGTTTTCTCGCGCTGTGCGCGAAACTCGCTTAACGCGTCCTGGCTCAGATAGGGCGATGTTTTTCTGGAAACCAGACAGGCGGCGCGGAGTTGTTCTTCTCTCCACTCGCAACGTAACAGCCACAGTTTGCGTTTCCACCATTCCGCACAGGTCAGGCGAAGGATTGCGCCCGGCAGCAGCTCCGTGTCCGGTTCGTTCCTCCGGTCTTTATCTGTTGTCAGTGCGTCATAATGTGGAGGCATGATGTGCAGGTGTAACGCCATGCGGGCCAGCATCTGATACGCCTTCAGCGTTACATCCATGGTCAGTTCGCCATCGGTCGCGCCAAAGCCATCGCAGAGTTTTTCGAAGGTGCTGCTGAACATCGCCGCCGTCATGGTGGCCAGCGTCTGTATCTGGTGTTTGTTGAGCTGCGGCAGGTAAAGCAAATCGTCCAGGCGTTCGCGTCCGGCAAGGGAGCGATAACCCGGTGTCAGCCAGCGTCCGTCAGTGCGATCCAGACGTTCGAATATTTTGCGCAGGGTTCCGCGTGCATAGCGTTCCGCCTGCCAGCTCTTTTTGCCTTTCCGGCGATCAGCTTCCTGTTTTTTGCGCAGGAAGGAGAGGTGGCGACTCAGAGGTTCTCGCAGATAAACGGGAAGCGCCTTCAGTGTGGCAAAGGCACGGGCTACCGGGTCTTGTTCTGTTGCCCGGCGCTTACTGATGATGCTCTGTGCCAGCTTTTCACGCTGTCCGGCTTCCTCAAGGGATGCCATGAGTTTTTTACCCATGGCGGATTGTGCGAAAAAGGCTTCTTCCTTCGCTTCCTGTTCTTCCTGTGCCCTTTTGTCCGCCTCAAGGTAGTAACGGATGGCGCGTTGCAGGTCGGTTTCAGTTTCCTGCCTGCGCTCCGTAAATCTGGCCGGATCAATAGCTGGTCGTGGTTCATTCCAGCTCCATGCAAACGCACTCATGGCTGGTATCCCGTCACGCGCTGCCACTCCTGCGAGAAGAGGGCGGAAAGGCGGTTAAATTCAGCGGTGTATTCACTCAGCGAGGCACACCCGCCAGCAGTGCGATGCGCCAGCATTGCTGCAAATACGGAGGCCGGGGAGTCGTAATACGCCAGCAGTGATTCGCCGTGCGGTGTCAGGCAGTGCAACGCCAGTCCGTGTGGTGTGAAGTCCACGCGGTAGCAGTCGTCTACTGTGAAATAAAGGGTGTCTGCATTCTCCGGTTTTGTGGTGCGTGCTCTGTTGTCACGACCACGGATGTAGAGATCAAATAACCCCTGAAGAACGGGAGCCAGACGGGTGTCCTGTGTGCGCACCCATCTTGTGAAGTCATGAGTGTCAATCATGCTGCAATTCTCTTTACTACAGATGTGCGAAGGCCTCCCGCCGCAAGGTGCAGGAAAGGCCCGGAACAGGAATTAATGGAGTTTGTTTTGCTGCTGGATGAGCTGCTGAAGCTCGCGCAGATCATCCGCCAGATAGCTGAAAACAGCGGATGAATAGAGGTTTGAAAGTTCGCAGCTACGCTCATGCAGCATATTGATGTGCATGATTTTAGCGACGCGGAATGCGCGGGAAAGTCTGCGGTTGATTTCAGTCTGGATGTGACGACACGCAGCGTATGCGCGGTGCTGTTTGCGGTTTGCCATGGTGTGGCCTCTTTGGTTGTAAGTTTTGAAAACTTACCATCCAGAGGTTCCAAGCTCGGGGTGGTGAGACGTACAGGGTTGGAACTACCGGCAACCAAAGAACCCGGCCCGACCGAAGTCGGCCCCATACGCCCCACCATAATTCGTGTGCGAAAAAGACGTGGCGATACGGTACGCACAAAAAAACCGCTGGCGCGGTTGTGCGCTTTGGTTGTCAGCGGGGTTCCAATCCCGGCACCCGTTTTATGAGGTGCAGCGGAAATGTAACCTGACTGATTGCGGCATGGCAAGCGGTTTTTTTGTGTGTGCATGCTCTGGTTTCTTACTGGTTCAGAAAAAAATCAAAAACCTTGTCAATGCGTTGCAGCAGCTCTTGCTGTATTGCTTCCGGCGTTTCCGGTTCACCAGGTGCCCCCAGCGTTGCGCAGAAATCAGCGATTTCATGATGGAGCGTCAGGCGAATGGCAGGAGCCGTGGTTCTGGCGTGCTCCAGCTCATCCAGCAATGCCAGCACAGCAGACGGCGAGAGCATTGCGCGAAATGCCAGTAATTTTTGAGGCGTTGCCATTCGTTGCAGGGCAAATGCCAGTTCGCGTAGCTTCTGGTGGTTGATGGTGCTCATGTTCTGGCTTCCTTCAGTAGCTGGTTAAACATGTGAGTAAGTGGATTGCTACACCCGAACGGCATCGGGTTTACGTGGTAAGAAGCCTGGCCTCCAGTTTTGCGAGCGCGACCACCTGTGCTGCGGTTTGTTCTGATGACTAAGCCGCCGCGCCAAAGTTGGCGTAACTCAGCATTAATGGCTGTGGTTGGAGTATTCAGTGCTGCGGCGATCTCTCCGCCGCTACACCCCGGATGAGTAGCGATGTAGTCCAGAATGGTCATCTGCGTGGCTCCTGTACTTGTCGGATAAGATTCACCCGCGCCACGTTGGTGGCGCAGAAATAAGTGCCGTCAGTGAGGTAGATGTGGTGTGCATCCTTTTCCGAACGATGTTTGTCGATAGTGGTAATCAGGCGTTCGTCGACCTCGTATTCGCGCCCTCTGGAGGTAAAGCGAACGACGGAAAAATGCTTAATTGCCATTGCGCCCCCTTTGTCCAGTACCCCTATGCGTTAAATACGGCACGTTGCGCGTCATCAATGAATACAGCTTGAGAGCGTTCTATCAGGCGGAGATTTGTCAGAAGCTCTGACTCTTTTGTGTGGTAAGGCGTTATCAGGTATTTGCCGTGCAGTTCGGCAATAATGGTGTATTGCAGCATCATTGCTGAACCAAGAATATAAATGCAGCGTCCAATGCTGGACGGATTCATGGCTGCAACTGTTGACTGTGTTTTAAGAGTGTCGATTTCTTTGCTCTGTTCCTCAATAATTTTGGCTGCGTCAGCGGTGATTTTTGCAATGGTCAGTGCGTGAAGTGCTGCCATATGTTGGCTACGCTTCACGGCATCTTTAGCCATTTCATCTTCCGCTTCTGATATTTTTTTTAATGTGTCGATAATGCCTTCTTCTTTTGCGTTCATTTTATATCTCCGTTATTTACATGTGCGAATACCTCCGCGAATGCGGATAGTTTTCAGGTTTTCGGGTTTAATCTGGTGTTTTGTTTAAGCTGTTATTCGTCAGTGAAAAAGCGTTCAATCTTTTTTACTGAATGAATAATTCGCATAATCCCAATGGCGCAGGCCACCGAAATAATCAGAACAAGCCATGAGATAAATATACTCATGCGATATTCCCCAGCTTATACGGTTCAATATGTTCCCCGCATTCTGCGGCACAGATCAGCTCGGAAAGTTCGTTAAGTGCATCCAGATCATCAGCGTAAAAAGCGACGTCATACAAACTCCGGATTGCCCTGGTCAATGAGTCACGGGCTGCACGTTCAGCATGAGCGCCTGATGCACTTAAGCGAAAATAAAATCGTTCAAGTGCTTTGTTAATGAGAGTTTTATATTCTTTGCCCATCGCAGCGCCCTTTAATCTGCTTTCTGAATTCCAGCTTCTGAATCCATACAAATAATTTCGATATATGGTTCATCGCCATTAACCTGACGTGCCTTTTCAGCTTCGCTAATGATTTCTCGTACGGTCTGGTACGGAAGTTCCACAAGCAGTCGCGTGCCGTTCAGATAAACGTAAGTGGCTTCGTCGGCTCCGTTTTTACCCGCCGGAGTCACTCCGTCAATAGCGGATGCACGTAATAACAGTTCACCGCGAAAATCAATAAAACGGATAAATACACCTTGTGCATGGTCTTTGGTCATAAAGCACCTGTTATAAATCAGCCTGTTTAATAAAACTTTGCCCGCGAAGCAGACGATCAACCGTGCGAAGTGCTTCGTATAATGTGAAATCCTGCCCGAACTGATTGTCGCCACAGCTCAATGCAAAAATGCGGTTTCCGGTAAACGGATTGCGTGGGCATTTGTGGATCACGATTCCAGCTTTCTCAATCAGCCAGGCGTGCTCGCCGATTTGTTTTACTGGGTAGTCATCCGGCGTTGCGTGTGTATCACTCAGGCTGTAGCGGATGTTGCTGCGTGATGCACTGGTAGTGAAACGGTTAGCGTGGCGTTCTGTTCCGGTACGAAAATTACGGCGTTGCTTCAGCATAAAATGACACCTCGTTATTTTGTCATCTGCACGTATTTTTCTGCGCTCCTGATTGTTTTCAGGAAAAGAGCGAAGAGATTTACTGTGCGTCTTGAGTTCTTTTCATCCTGGTTGATGGGAATTGAACCTCTGTCAGCCTGTCTTTTCACTGTGTTAACAGCTTGGTTGGTACGTTTTGCGTAATCTTTCAGGCTTTCTTCAAGTACTGGTAACCCATGCTCATCGCGGTAGGGATAGAACGCTGCTAACCGCTCAAAGTCTGCCTGTTCGTGTGTGTTCAGGACTTTTGCCATGTGTGATAACCTGCGCTATCTGTGGTTGTTTGTGACTTGGTGTACTTATAAGTACACCTTGTGCGCAAGCTTAGTGTACTTATAGGAACACTGTCAATGCTTATCGGTGAAAAAATTAGAGTGATTCGTGAATCAGAGGATTTAACGCGCGAAGAATTTTGCGGCCTGATTGATGTGCCTATCGGCACTTTGCGTCGTTATGAAACGGGGCGGATTGAAAACATAGGGGGCGAAGTGCTTATCAAGATTGTTAATCACCCTCGCTTTTTTAAGTACATGAATTGGCTTATGACGGGAAAAACAAATGAGGCTGCTGGGCAGATCAGTCCGTCTCTCTCCCCTGATGGGCCAAAAAGCACATCGCCTTCTCAAAAACCCCGCAAGACTGGCACACAGCCCGGCTAATCATGGAGCGCTGGGGGCATGGTGGTCTTGTAACGCTGGGGTTTCACGAATGAGCATAAAATCAATTCCGGGAGGGTATCTTCTTGACATGCGCCCTGAGGGGCGTAAAGGCAAACGCATTCGCAAAAAATTTAAAACGAAATCGGATGCAGTTTTATATGAGCGGTGGGTGCTGGCGCAACAGCATAACAATGAGTGGAAAGGAGACTCTATTGATCGCCGTCCTCTGTCAGTGCTTATTGACTTGTGGTGGAAATACCACGGCCAGCTAATGAAGTCAGGGCATAACACGCGCCTTAAATTGCTGCGCTTGAGTGAGGCAATGGATGACCCGTGCGTGCATAAACTTAATACAACAATGCTCACCGAGCTACGTGTGTCCAGGATAGAGCAGGGGATACAGCCCAGCACCATAAATCGAGAGATTGGGGCGTTAAGCGCGATGTTTACCGCACTCATCTCATCCGGCCATTTTCTTAACGATAACCCCGTTCAAGGCCTTAAAGGAATGAAGGTTAACGAGCGCGAAATGGGATATCTGAGTAAGTCTGAATGTGTTCAGTTGCTGGATGCACTGGCTGAAAATCCCGATGAACGGCTGGCTGTCGAAATCCTTCTGTCGACCGGGGCGCGATGGGGCGAGGTAGCGGCACTGGAGCAGCGCCGTGTTCTTCATTGTCGAATCACTTTTTCAAAAACGAAGAACAGCAAAAACCGTACCGTTCCTATTTCTGAAAGCCTGTTTGAAAAGATCAAAATACGGGGCGGGAAACTGGTGTTTCCGACGCTGGATTATCCATTGGTTCGCGATGTCATCAAAACGGTCGCACCTGATGTTCCTGACGGCCAGGCTGTTCATGCGCTGCGCCACACCTTCGCCAGTCATTTCATGATGAACGGCGGCAATATTCTGACGCTCCAGAAAATTCTGGGGCACGCAAAGATTCAGACAACGATGATTTATGCCCATCTTGCGCCGGATTACTTGCAGGATGCGGTGAGATTTAATCCTATTGCTGGGTAAGGAGGATGTTGTGGAAAAAACAGTTAATAGCGATTTGCATTTAGGTCAGTACTGGAGAATAGACATTGTATGCGATCCAGAACTTCGAGATGAGGTTGAGCAATATTTTTCTCTACACGATGTTGGTTTTAGCAAAATTGAAGTTTTTTCCGTCGAAAATCCATATAAACTTGCTCTATTCTTTGATTTCGCGAAGAAGGGTGTGGAGGTTGCAAAAGCCATTATGGGACTCTTAGACCGAAATGATATTGAAATAACGATGTATCGTGCTACGGACAGTAGCCCGCAGTCTGTAAAAAGCATCAAATTGCGTAAGTCTGAAGACGTAGAGAAATGTAAAGATTTGCTTAGTACGTGTGTTGCAATTGGCGTTCAACGAAATAAGGAAAAAGAGGGGAGTGAATGATCCACAAAGTGACCACATCCCTGTTATTTGTTGTGGTTGGCTGTGTTTTTGTGTGTCTGTAAGTCTTTGATAATTATCTAACTTATTGATTTTTGTTTGTGTTTATGGCCGCTCTGCGGCCTTTTTTCTTTTCACTGTCGAAGAGTCACCGTAAAATCAACGCCATGACACTTCAGCAGAACGGATACC